CTATTGGGTCAACGTGGTTTATTATTGGGTGGCTCCTAGGTCTGCTTACCATCTCTCCTACGAAGTAGAGATTCACGCGGCAGAAACTTATGGAAAGTATCTTGCCATTAATGGTAATGATGATAAGATACTTGAAATCTTAAATGATGAAATAGAACATTCCAATGAATTGTTGAACGCAATGGAGATAATTAAATGAGTCTTTTGTTTGTAATTGCTTTCATGGCGTTGCTTATTTCTGGTATGCAACTAACATGGGCAGGTAGATACCGAGGTTGACATGGATGACAAAGAAAAGGAGAAACAAAAAAGAATAAAAGAAGTAGCGAAGCATCT